TAGTATTACCTGTCCAACCTCTGTTCCGTTCCAGTATAAAATACTATATAAGGAATAGAGTTGCTGTGTAATTCATTAATATAATGCCATTACACATTCCAGGTTACAATTATTGTGGTCCTGGTACTTACGACTTTAGTAAGCGTCCTACAAATCCCCTCGATCGACTTTGTCGAACACACGATTTGTCATACAGTAACTCCGGTATCCGAAGTTACATACAACCCTCACTTGCAGATAATCAATTAATTGAATCTGACTAAAACAAAACCGAAGGTACAACAGGAAGAATAGTATCCGCAGTATTTGACTTAAAAAGGAAATACGCAGATTACCTAGGAATTCCAGCTCTTGAAAATCCATCGAAACGAGTTAAAACTAATACTATGCCTAATGCTCGTAGAAAGTATACTTCTAAGTCTCGCTCTAGTCGTCGCGTCCGTCGCACTAAGTCTGCACGAAAGCGCACCGTTCGTTATAAACGTAAAGCTCGCATGTTGCGGAGGAGCCGTCGTGGAGGACGAAGATCCTTGATGTCATATATGAAGTCCCAGATTATTCCCGGGACTATGACGTCGTATCAAGACCTTGATACGAGTCGTATTGAGGTCCCGAAGGGAAAGAAATACATTGCCGTATTTACAGTGGGTAACGCACCCCTTATGAATACCCGTGCCACGACCAGTAAGCAGTTGCTTAATGCTGTGGGTACATATTCAGTAACTACGACCGACTTCACGCAAAGTGCTTTGCGTGATCCACGCGTTGCGTTTTTGGAACAAAGCATACGTGTGTTATTCCGTAACAATACTACTGCTCCGCGTTTGTCAAAATTACGGAGTATAAATGTATCCGTAAGGAAACGGATACTATAACCGATTTATTGAACAAAGGTATTGATGAGAAGTACGGTGTAACCGGTACTGATATCAGCAACCTATCTGCACTGTACTCGCCCAACGATAGTATGGGGTTCCGCCGCGCATTTAAGAAGGTGAAACAACGATCTGGAGAGTTGTTGTCTGGGCAAGAAATTCATTATACAWTGCGCGCCCCATCGATCATGTTTGATCCCGCCGTGTACGACAACGCGGCTTGGGAGTACCCGAAGGGTGCTTCCCTAATCACCGTTGAGGTTATTGGTGTATTGATGCATGATGCCGGCACCAATATTAATATCTCTCGCAGTGAAACTGCCCTAGATGTAGAGCAAGTYCGTAGATGGAAATGGGGGCTGATGAAGCCCGCAACCAAACGTGCCCTTGCGTTACAGCCAGGAGTAGATTACGCTAACGTAACGACTCCTGAATTTGCCGACCCACAGGAAGGTAAAATGGAAACATTCGAAGAATAGTTTATAACGTAGTAAAATGATGAGTCTCATCTACCCTCCTTTTCAAAGCTTCAAACTCAATACCAGGTTTAGAGTAATCATACCAAGTCTCTGGATCTGCATTAGAAGTAATGTAAATGAACTTGGCCCTGAAATTGCACGTCGATCCCTTCTTGGGTACAGACATAGGGTAACGATCCAACATCTGGAGGAGCATAGACCATGGTAACCATCCATAGAAATCATCTAGAAGAACAACCTCGTGCACACTGGGGTCATATCCGTCGAACCACACGGTTCCTCCATTCGGTCTAGGAACGTTGTAGACGACCGCGGTTTCGTGGGTGTCGTACACGCCTCTGGTCTTACCAGATCCCGCCACTCCCCAGCGAATAATGACCCGGGGCTTAAAGTCTCGGGGCTTGGATTTAAGAAACTTATATCGGGCGATAGCTCGGTGGTTTCTAGCCCAAGTTCCAAAGTATTCATCGGCGATTGACTCCTCGGTAGCGCCTGCAACGACCATCTCTCGGATGGCGTCCAGGTCGGTCCGTTGTCCTTGCTTATTGGCATTCCAATCGCCACACTCCCAGGGGCCTCGCACTCGGGTTTCTTCCTTTCGGCAGTAATCCCGAGCTTGCTGACGGTTGCCCCTTCTTCTTTCGAGGTGAACAGTTGATCCGAGGAAATCTTTAAGAGTTCCAAACCGTACTGGCTTAGTACACTCGAGATATCCCTGCAGATGCAGTCGATCTGACTCTGGGCACTTCTCTTCTTGGAAGATTGCGTACCTGAGCCATGAATCCTGGTTGTCCACAAGCTCGGAGAGCTTGGAGGCGACGTCCTCTGGGTCGGCGTTGTAGAGAGTGAAGCATACATTTCTCAATCTTGACATTTTATATACTACATTCGTAGGCTGCGTAAAGCGTATATGCCAACCACCGACCACCAAACCTTGTATGGGAGGTCTTATGTCTAATACCGGAAGCTGACCGGAAGCTGGTCGGAACSGTTTTTTGGCATCAACACTAAGAAGCGGGACCGTTACATTTGAAAGGGCGGCGTTACCGGTGGCGTAAGTCCACCGGTCTAGGCGCCCGTTTCGGTCCGTTSTTKTCCGTNTACATNWTTAMCAGGCGGCGTTACCGGCGGCGTCAGCCAGGCCGRTCTWGGCGNYMMCSWAKSCCGCTRCMSRMGRWTCGATMGRSRTGCCATTCAGGGCYAANTYCTTTTAGTAACGGTTGCCCGCCGCAGGCGATCCCCTGCAGTCCGGCGAAGCCGCGGGTAGGGATGTTGCACCCGGCGAAGCCGACCACAGTTGGACAGGTGGCACAGAAGGTGCC